TTCAACTTCCCAGCGGGTTGTGATAAATCAGTAAGCTCTTTTCGTTTTGCCTTGGTCAGGGAGGGTTTCCAAAGAACAACTTCGCGGTCTATCCGGTCAGGGAGGTGCGTCGAGATCTCGCCGATCCAGTTTGCAATGACGCCTTTGGGAGCAACAATGACCGCCAGATTAATTTTCCCGCTCTCATAATTGTATCCGATTGTGTCAATGCAAACCTTTGTTTTTCCTGTACCCATGTCCATAAGGAGGGCGTAATTCTCCGTGTCGCAACTGGCGTCGAACGCCTCCCGTTGGTGATCGTATGGAGTGGTCTTGAAATTAAATTCGGGCATGGGTGAGATTTCTCTTGCATCGTCTGCGTAATACCCATATAAACAAATTCGACGGTCAAGTCAACCGCCGATGAACGAACAAGGAGCAAGGATGAACGATTTACTATCTCAAATGGCATCTGATTCCGGTACAAGCACCGATCAGATAGACCAACTGGAAGAAGGCAAGCTCGACGCAGTGGCGCGTCTGGCGAACGAAGCCGCCGAGTTGGAAAGGAAATTGGCCGAAGCCGAGCGTCAGGCCAAGGACGCTAAAAAGGCTCTTCACAAAATTACTGACGAGCAATTGCCCGAGGCCCTGGAAGTCATGGGCCTCGAAAAGTTTACTTTGCGAGACGGCAGCGAAATTGCAGTCAAGCCAATCTTTGCTGCGTCCATTCCAAAAGACCGCAGGCAAGAAGCATTTCAATGGCTGCGCGACCACGATTTCGGAGACATTGTTAAAAACAACGTGACCGTAACGTTCGGTCGCGGAGAGGACGATGTTGCAAGAGAGTTCGTGGATTTGTGTGGGTCACAAGGATTCGTTCCCAACCAGCTTGAAAAGGTTGAGCCAATGACGCTCAAAGCATGGTTGCGGGAGCGGGTAGAAGCGGGCGACTCCATCCCGCTAGATTTATTTGGAGCTTTCATTTCACAACGAGCAACGATCAAGAGGAAGAAATAAGATGGCTAGAGCAGTAGCAAAAAAGAAGACCGCAGAAGTTGTGGTTATGTCGGAGGACATGTTCGCCGCCGACGCGGGCGTTGGCGTCAACGACCTGAGTTCTGAGGACCTTGCAATTCCGTTTCTGAAGGTTTTGCAGAAGATGTCCGACGAATTGGACGATCTGGAAGACGCCAAGGCCGGTGACATTTATAACACCGTCACCAAGGATGTTGTTAAGGGCAAGGACGGTGTGACCGTCATCAACTGCGCGTACAACCTCCAGTACATTGAGTGGGAGCCCCGGGGCACCGGGTCTGGCGCACCTCACCAGATTTACGGTGCGGGTGACACCATTCCCCAAACGGAAAGGGGAGAAGACAACAAAGATTACGTTGTCGGAGGCAATGGCCGTTACCTTGAGCGCACGGCGCAGCATTACGTCTTGATTGTAGACGAAGACGGAATCACGCAGCAGGCTTTGCTGCCCATGAAATCGACGCAGTTCAAAAAGTCGAAGCAGTGGAACTCCGCCATGCGTAGCTTGAAGATGAAAGACCAGAAGGGGAATCTGTTTACTCCCCCGAGGTTTGCTCACACGTGGTTGCTGGAAACCGTTTCCGAGGAAAATAAAAACGGAAGTTGGCACGGTTGGCAAATTAGCAAAGACGACGTGGTCAGTGATCCGTTGATCTACGCAGAGGCGAAGCTGTTTGCGGAGAGCATCCAATCGGGTCAGGTCAATGTTCGTCATCAGCGTGACGATGAAAAAGACTCGACCGACGATGAAGAAACGCCGTTTTAGGCGGAGCAGGGGGAGGGGATGGCTCTCCCCCGTTTTCCATGCAGGAGCACGTAAATAGATTCGCACGGCTGTTCCGTGGATTGAACCGGGCCTACGGTGCCCTCGACCTCACCAACAAGGATGCGCGGGGGAAGGTCAAAGGCAAGTACAAATTTATCCACGAACCACGGACCGCCGATACATTTGAATCCCACCTGAGCGGTGAGACGAGCATTGGTGTTGTGCCAATTAACGAGGAGAATTTATGCCGGTGGGGTGCAATTGACGTTGACCAGTACCCCCTGGACCACACACAGATAATTTCCACGATCAAAAAGCTGGACCTCCCAATGGTGGTTTGCAGAAGCAAATCAGGAGGGGCACATATTTACTTGTTTTTCAATGAGTTAATAGAGGCCGAAAAGGTCCAGCTTAAACTAAAAGAGATTGCATCCGAGATAGGGTTTGGCGGCTGCGAGATTTTTCCCAAGCAGATAAAGCTGGTTTTGGAGCGCGGCGACAACGGCAACTTTCTGAACTTGCCGTACTTCGACCAAGAGAACGGCTTGCGGTATGCCGTCAAGGAGGACGGCAGCGCGGCCACTCTGGACGAGTTTCTCGACCTCGCGGAAGCTTCCGCCATCAGCGAACAGGATTTAGACGAGCTTTTAAGCGTTGAGGTTCCGGAGGTCGATCAGAGACTCAAGGACGGCCCTCCTTGCTTACAGGCTCTGATGAGGCAGGGCTTTCCACAAGGCACCCGGAACAACGGTTTGTTTAACCTGGGCGTGTACCTCCGCAAAGCTTACCCAGATGAGTGGGAAACGAAGATCCTCGACTACAACCAGACAATCATGCAGCCCGCCCTAGACCTGAAAGAGGTCAACGTAGTTGCGGATCAGGTGAAGAAAAAAGATTACCAGTACAAGTGTGCCGACCAGCCAATCTGCAATTTTTGCAACCGGGATCTGTGCCGTAGCCGCAAGCACGGCGTTGGCGGTGGAGCTAACACGCCTAGCGTTGCGAACCTGCGAAAATACGATTCCGAGCCGCCGCTCTGGTTCCTCGACGTGAACGGGAGCCCAGTCGAACTGGATACCGAGGGGCTGCAAAAGCAACCACGCTTTCAGATCCTCTGCATGGAGCAGATCAATTTCATGCCGCGAACGATCACCCGGCAGGCGTGGGAAGCGCAGATGAACAACCTTCTGAGTCAAATGCTAGACACTGAAGGGGCGGTGATTTCGACCTCCGACGACACGTCCTTGCGCGGTCAGTTCTACGATATGCTGGAGGAATTTTCGACGCACATGCAGTCCGCGCTCGACAAAGAGGAGATGTTGCTTCGTCGCCCATGGACCGACGAGGAGCAGGGACGAACATTCTTCCGGCTTAAAGATTTTGAGGCTTTCCTGAAAAGAAACAAATTCTTTGAGTATAAGAGCAACAAAATCGCGCAACGCCTTCGCGACATTGACGGCAAGTCCGAGCAATTCCGTATAAAAGGCCGGGTGGTGCGTTGTTGGTCTATACCGGCGTTTGCCAAGGTCACCGAGGAATTTGAATCCCGGTTTGAGGACGAGGAGGAGGTTCCGTTTTGAGCAATGCACCACAGAACTGGAGTGTGATTCTTCGGGAGTTGCGAACGCAGGCCGGAATTTCGCAGGCGGAGTTAGCCTACAGGGCGTCCATGAGCCAGAGGACTGTCGCGGAGTACGAAAACATCAACGTTCCCAGACAGTTATCCATATACAAGGTTGAAACAATCCTAGCCGCGTTGGGTTACGAACTCGACGCCATAAAGGTATCCGACAATGTTTAGATATTTTGGACCTCCCGGAACCGGGAAAACTACCACGCTCCTGAATCAAGTCGATGCCCTGCTAGCAGGAGGCATGGCTCCGAACGAGATTGGCTATTTTGCTTTTACGCGGAAAGCGGCCCACGAAGCACGTGACCGTGCTGTCGCTAGATTTAATCTGGACCCGGAGAAAGATTTCCAGTTTTTCCGCACCCTCCACAGCTTGGCTTTCCAAGTTTTGGGTATGACCGCTGCCGAGGTACTGGGGGACAGGGGCCTCAAAAATTTTAGCAACGAGACTGGCGTTGACCTGTCTTCCGCAGGAAATGAGCACATTGCTGATGACGGTTTTGTGTTGCTAAAAAGCAACAACCCTATCATGCGTGCGATTGACCTTGCCCGGAACTCTCTCCAAGGTCCGCTATATGCGTACAACGAAACCGAGCTACCTATACCATTCTATGAATTTGAGCATCTGTACTCCGAGTACGCGCGCTTCAAAGCCGTCAATGGGCTGAAAGATTTTACCGATATGATGGTCGAACTCTCCGAGAGGCCCGGAAGCATCCCGATTTTAAAGACCGTGTTTCT